TGCTACCTTGACCACCGATGTAACTTCGTAATGCGTCAGCGCTTACGTCTATGTATCTTTCCCGGGAAGCTTCGCCTTCCCCACTTGCAATAAAATATTAGGGAACCAAGGCAGCAACGGGGTTACTATTACCCCCGTTGCCCTGGACCCCTCCTATCTATATAATCCCGTGTCCATGTACTACTCATCATTCACTCATGCCCCGTAAGAACCCAAAAGATAGATTACAACATATCTGCTTCACCTTCAACAATTATGTCGAAGAAGTCGATGTCCCCCGGCTTACTGAGCTTTTCGAAAAGGAGTCGAAGTACTACGTCTTCGGTCGAGAAATCGGTGAGCGACTTACTCCTCACCTCCAGGGATACTGTTCTTTTTCAGGACGGCATTCTTTCGAGCATGTTCGCAATCTCCTCGGCCCTGGGATCCATTTCGAAAGGGCAAGAGGTACTGCTCGACAAAATCGAGAGTATTGCACTAAGGCTGGACATTACGTCGAGGGCGGTACACTTAATGAGGGACGAAATCGACAAGATAAAGACGAACTATCCAGAGAGTTCATCCAAGTGGTCAGAAGAGGAGATAAGGGAATTGCTGAATTCGCCGAAAGCAACCCCCATCTTTGGATCCATCATGGATCTAACATGCTCCGAAACGCTCTGGCCCTCAGAGCCCCTGTCGAAAGGCCCAACATCAAAGTGACATGGCTTTACGGCCCACCTGGCGTGGGTAAGTCCCGTAAGGCCCATGAAGATCTTCCTCTGGCGTATATCAAGGAACCACGTACTAAGTGGTGGAATGGTTATTTGTGTCAACCACATGTAATAATAGATGACTTCGGGCCTAATGGTATTGATATAAACCATTTACTTAGGTGGTTTGATCGTTATAAGTGTTTAGTTGAGAATAAAGGAGGTATGGTTGCGCTTCACGCAGATACCTTCATAGTTACTTCAAATTTCCATCCCCGCGATATCTTTAAGTGGGGAGAAGAGGTTAATCCTCAATTACCAGCCTTAGAAAGGCGTTGTACTTTCATTCACATGGAATAAATTTATTTACCCTTTAACTGTTGTATCATGAGATATTACTCTATGAATGGCCCACCGCAGGTGAGTGGGCGCCGTGGCGGAGCCAAAGCCCACGTGGGCCCTAGGGCCCACCATGTGCGGAGCACATGGCAGGACGCAAGCGGAGCTTGCTTAATAATAAAAAAACTAGCGTAGCGTCCCGAAGGGGGTTTCCCAGACTCTATATATACCCGCGCTTACCCGTGAGGGTGAGTAAGATTCAATACCATGGCCCGAACAAGACAAACTCGAAAGAGGTCCCGCCCACAGGGTGGCCGTTTCGCTAAGAGACGGAAAACATTTAGACGTCGTACGTCAGCAACTACGTCATCAGCCAGAGGGAATGCAACTAACCTATTATGGTCACGTCGCCGCAAGATGCGTCCACGTGCTTACAGATCTGCTTTACTACGTGCCACGATGTTTTCGCAGAAGTATCAATCAACTAATGCTACTGCGGCGACTATTAACACTCCCGCCAGTGTTACTAATGCCACGTGGGCATCACAGCTAGCCATTGGATCTATCGATAATGTATCGTCGTGGACTAGTGCTGATGGTGCCACGCCAGCTACATACAATGGATCTATCTACGTGCGTGGCGGTTACATGAAGTGTACTATAGCATGTGAGTCATCAGAGAACATAGACGTTCGCCTCTTCCTTGTATGGGCGAAGGCAGGTATGGATACAGCGTTACCTACAGGTACATTCATCAAGAGCTTGAACCCAATGATGAGTTCGGACACGGCGAATGAACAACGAAGAGTTATCAAGGCATGGCAATTTCAGCTAGGACAGAATCAATCCTTCTCGGTGATGCAGAAGTTACGCCCGAAGAAGTATGACACGTTGAATATAGCTGCTACAGTAGCGAACGACGTACCTTATTGGCTAGTCTCCGTAGGAAATACATTTACGTCAGAAGCCGTCCCATGTGTATTTCTGACAGAATATTCTGCTACCTTGACCACCGATGTAACTTCGTAATGCGTCAGCGCTTACGTCTATGTATCTTTCCCGGGAAGCTTCGCCTTCCCCACTTGCAATAAAATATTAGGGAACCAAGGCAGCAACGGG